TACTTGGTTGCTTGTTACTATCTCAATTACTTGGGTTTGTCTAGCCCTAATTAATTTAAATATTCTTTCTGCCAATCTTACTGAATCCATTTATTTCTTCTTAAATAATCCCATTGCTCCTTTTGCGCCTTTAATACCGAAGCTTGCTGAGCAGGCAATATATAACAAGTGCTTATAATAATCCGGAAGTGACTGCAAGGCAATAAAGCCCGCATGGACGTTATCCGTCATCCCTGGAATAAAGACTAAAACGGCTGGCCCAAGTAGACAAATTAAAATTAGCTCATCTTTCCACGAACCTTGCATTTGGTCTACGGCAGATGCTTCCCATGCTACCTTTCCGGCAATTTGGTCTTGCATCAGTTTTGTATCAGCTTTTATTTTAGTAACTTTAGCTTCTTGTTTTAGTTTCTTCGTTTCAACTATACCCTTAACGGCGTCGCCAGCGACGCCGAGTAAAGGTTTAAGTAAAAGTCCCCATAACATGGGTTAGGCTGCTCCCCCGCCTGTCATTTTATAAATGACAACCAGAACTACTATGGAAACAATACCGGCTTTAATCCAGTCTTTCATTCCCCAGTCGCTCCATTCTTTTAGGTGAGCCCAAAAATCTTTTATTAATTTCATTTTTCCTCCTAATGTTCTGTTAAATTAAAATCAGCTTCAAATTCAACATTCTTTTCAGGTTTTAAAACTTCCTCAAGTTTTTCTAATGCTTCTTCTATATTATGTTCACAATTTAAGCAAGTGCAAGATGAGCACTTACCACCATCTCTATGATGGCATTCATGTTCACAATTTTTACAAAGAGGCATTAATGTATTGTTACCTTTTCAATATGTGCGTGTTCCACGTTGTCCGCAAATAAATGAATCATTAATTGCGTTTGTTCCGGACCTAACATATTCAAGTAAATTGTTTTTGCAACAACCATTAATGATGCGCTGATCGCCATTGGATCATTCTTATACTTTTCCGCAAAACGAAAAGCGTCATCCAGTATAGTCTTAGATGGAGTCATATGTCCATACCTTTTATCATATTTTTTACTTACTGCCACCTGTTTTATGTGGCGAATGGTGCGCCAAAGTCGTTTCAGCTCGCAATTCTGCGATATCTTCCTGGCTTTGTATCTTTTCTTTGTCAATTTTATCCTTTTGTTGAAGTTTTTTCCCCTCAAAACCCAATTTTTCAGCGTCAAGGTCTAATTTCTTATCATCCATGTCCTTGCGTTGCTGTATTTCTTGAGATCTAAGGTTCAATTCTTGCTGTTTTAGATCAATTAACGGATCTTCACCCTTTTTATTGAGATATTCTTGTTCCTCAGCCACTAATGCTTCGGTAAGTTCAACAATCTTCTGTGCAATCTGCTTTTCAGTCTCCATTTGGAACTTTTGCATCAATTCCGGCGGTATTTGACCACCAAATTGTTGTGCTTGCTCCTGCATAATCTTCGCATTCTTTGCTTCTATCTCTTCCCGTGCCTTAAAAGAGACATGCTCCGAGATATGTGACTGCAAAATTCCCATTGTTGGCGGATTATTTGCTACGAGAAAAGAACTCATGAATGCCTGGTGGGCATCAATGTGCGCAGCGTGATCCTGACCTTGAAAAGCTTGTAGTTTCATCATTTGCAAAGATTTGGAATTTTCCATGGCAGGATCTTCTGGTTGTGGTTGCTGCGGGGGAGGAAGTATCTTGTCAATGTCCCTTACACCCAATGCTTGGTACATTCTCAAGTAAGCCTCGTGCATATTATGCATTTGAGGATTTGATGTTGCCATCTGCATTTGTGTTTGCGCCAATGTGACGCGTTGTGACATCGAAAATATATTTGGATCGGAAACAGGCAAAATGTCCACCCGTTCATCAAAGTCCGATTGCTTGATAACTCTATTTCCACCCTTAACCGAGTATGGATATTCCGGTGGAAGTGATTCGGATAGTACACTTGATAGTAACTTGAATTCAACTTTTTGTCCGTAGTGCAATCTCTTATGAATTGCGTTCATTACCTTTGTTCCGCGTTCCATGATTGCCATGGTTGTGCCTACGGGATTGGCTTGTGAGCCTTCACCCATTTTATTATCGGCAATAGCCGCAAAACGTCTACCCGCATCAACAACAAATCCTAGTAATTGAAATAGTGTTCCACTTGGTTCCTTGTACGGTATTAGCATCAGGGATTCGCGGATCGCGCCTCCCGGTGCATCTACATCTCGGAATTCTCCCGGCTGTAGGGGTTGATCGTCATCCCGAACACGCAACCCTCTTGCTTTAAATCCCGCAGGGAGATTGGACAACGTGCCAGCGTCAATAAGTTGACGGAGGGCTGACGTTGCAGTTCTTGATAAACCCCCGAGCATGTGGATAAGGCCAAACCCATAAAAACCAAGGCCAGGCAAAAACTTATAGTGTACAAAGTATTGTATTTTCTTTCGTAGAGGATCTTGTTCCTTGTAGTTTCGGTAAACGGATAAAACTTTTCCCGTATCTTCATCAATAGTAACAACATATGGTAGTTTAATACCAGTTGGTTCACCTGATTGCGAATTCTTATCTTCGAATCCCGGTATGTCCAAATCGCAATGGAACTCCAAAATGACAAATTCTTCCGAATTCGCCGTTTCGTTAGATCCTGATAATTCATCATACTTGTCCCTTGCATCATTTTTAGTAACCGGTTGCATGGAAATGTCAATGTCCTTATACATTCCGCCTACTTGTTTTTTGCGGAGATCGTTACCCATCATCTTAACGACGTGCGTAACGCGCTCGCATGACTCCAAGTCCGTTGAAACATACGGAATAACAACATCCTCGGCTGGAACAAATTTTGATACGGCCCTACCCTTTACGCTGTCATAATATACTTTCCTAAATGCGCTTCCTGCCAATGGCAAGTGAAATAGCATTTGGTCCAATTCCTGGTCATATTCCTCCATGACGTAGGAGATCTGGTAATTCATAAATTCCTTGACGCGCTGTGACTGTTCCTCAGCCTCCGGCGTCACTTCACCTACTATCTGTGTTCTGACGGGACCTTCTGGTGGTAGTAGTTCCTTGTATGCCTGTGCTTGAAACTGCGTTACGGTTTCCGCCAAAAGCGGATGTGTAACACCGGTTGCACCGGCAAATGGTTTTGTTCTCTCTTCATACTTGAAGCCGAGCAAGTCCAATCCGTCCGTGTAGGTTTTTAGCCATTCACTTCTTGCGTCCTTATCATATTCATAGTCATTAACCAGTCCCTTTGACAAACTCTCCAGTTCATCGTCCGGTATTAGTTCTGCAAGGTTCGCGTTAAATGCTCCCTGTTCCGATGTATCCGGTGACGGGTTGACGATCGCCGATCCATCCTCCATCATCATCGCATTATTTTCCATTCCGGGCACTGTAATTTGGGCCTCGGAACTTGGTTCAATGTCCAGGTTTATATCTTCGTTTACTTTTTCTATTGCCACTAGAGTGCCCTTGTCATATGGTTAAGAGAAACAATGCCGCCTCTTCGGAAGCCTTCTCCTCCTAACTGATCTAGTAATTCATTAAGTCTTCTGTACTCCTCTCCTTCCGTATCAATGGTTCTTTCTTCCGGAAGAGTACTCTCAAAATCAACGCCAGGATGAAGAAGATTAAATTCAAATTCATTTAATTCATAAGGGTTTCCCTTCCATTGATTTTCAGGGTCACCACGTCCGTACTTGGCAAAATCCTTGATCTTGTCTATTATGGAACTTCCGGCGCCTTTTATTTTTTCCTTGATTGTTCCGCCGATGTCCGTCATCAATTCGTTCAGGTTTTCCGTGTATCCCTTGTCGGGATCATATGGTAACTGGTCTTCTGATGTATTGGCAGTAAATTCATCTTCGCCATAACCAACTTCCGTTCTGTTCAGGTTTCCGGGAAGTGTTTCATTTCGCGATGCGCCTGCGGAAATCATTTCTCCAATAAGTCTCATAAGATGAGGCTGGCCCATCGGCGATATGGCTGACATAATTTCTAAGATTTTTCCTGTCGGTGTGCCGGAAGAAAGAAGTCTTCTGATCATGTCCCTGGTCTCCGAGAAGCTTCCTACACTAGATTCTTGCTCTGTTATACTTGCATTCGCACGCGCTTCTGCTAGTCGTTGTCGTTCTGATTCAGACAAATTTTCCAGCGCCAAGTCCATTTCCGTTCTGTTCAAGTTTCCGGGAAGTATTT